CGGATGGGGGTGCCCCTCAGCGAGTTCACGCCGGGCAAGGGTCAGGACAAGATAAGCAGAGTAAACGCCGTATCTGACCTTTTTTCTTCAGGTATAGTCTGGGTACCAGACAGGCGCTGGGCTTGGGAGGTGGTCGAGGAGTGCAACGACTTCCCATCCGGCACACATGATGACTTGGTGGACGCGACGACTTTGGCACTCTTGAGGTTCAGGCAGGGCGGGTTCATACGCCTGCCGACAGATGAGCCCGAGCCGACCAAGTGGTTCAAGAGCCACAGACGCGAAGCGTATTACTAGGAGATTTTAGATGGCCATTGATAAAGCACTGTACGAAGCGCCGATGGGGCTTGACGCCCTGTCCTCTGAGCCCGACCTGCAGATTGAGATTGTGGACCCGGAGGCAGTGACTATTGGCATCGACGGTGCCGTCATCGAGTTGATGAAGGATGAGCCTCGTGCCGAGGACTTCGACGCCAACCTTGCGGAGTACATGAGCGAGGGGGACTTGCAGAGTCTGGCAAGTGAGTTGATCGGGAACTACGAGCAGGACCTCTCTAGCCGTAAGGATTGGCTTGATACCTACGTCAAGGGCTTAAAAATCCTTGGCATCAAGTACGAGGAGCGTACTGAGCCGTGGCCGGGTGCGTGTGGCGTGTTCCACCCCCTCCTGATGGAGTCGGCGGTCAAGTTCCAGTCCGAGACCATCATGGAGACCTTCCCCGCTGCCGGGCCGGTCAAGACCAAGATCGTAGGTAAGGAGACCCCGGAGAAGAAGGACGCCGCCATCCGTGTTGCGGATGACATGAACTACCAGCTGACCGAGGTCATGAAGGAGTACCGCCCGGAGCATGAGCGCCTGCTCCTCTCGCTTGCCTTGGCGGGCAACGCCTTCAAGAAGATGTACTTCGACCCAGCTCTCAACCGTCAGACTGCGGTCTTTATCCCGGCTGAGGACATCATCGTCCCCTACGGCGCTCCGAACCTTGAGACGACCGACCGTGTTACGCACCGCATGCGTAAGACCAAGAACGAGCTGCGTAAGCTTCAGTATGCGGGGTTCTACCGGGACATCGACCTTGGTGACCCGATCCGCACGATGGACGAGGTTGAGAAGCAAAAGGCAGAGGACCAAGGCTTTTCGGCGTCGATGGACGACCGGTTCCAGCTCCTTGAGATGCACGTCAACATTGACCTGCCGGGCTATCCCGACGTCGATAAGGACAACAACGAGACCGGGCTTGCTCTTCCTTATGTAGTGACGATTGAGAAGGGCACCGGGACGATCTTAGCGATTCGGCGCAATTGGCGTGAAGATGACAAACTCAAGGAGAAGCGGCAGCATTTTGTGCATTACGGGTACATCCCCGGCTTTGGCTTCTACTATTTTGGACTTATTCATCTCATCGGCGGCCACTCTAAGGCAGCCACCTCGCTCCTGCGCCAGCTTGTCGATGCGGGAACTCTCAGCAATCTTCCGGGTGGTCTCAAGTCACGTGGCCTGCGTATCAAGGGCGACGACACCCCCATTGCTCCCGGAGAGTTCCGCGACGTAGACGTGCCTTCGGGTGCGATCCGCGACAACATCTTGCCCCTGCCGTACAAGGAGCCGAGCCAGACGCTCTCCCTCCTGATGGACCGGATTGTCGAGGAAGGACGCCGCTTCGCTGCGGTGTCGGACCTCAAAGTCAGCGACATGTCGTCGCAGGCCCCGGTCGGTACGACGCTTGCCATCCTTGAGCGTGTTCTCAAAGTGATGAGCGCGGTGCAGGCCCGCATCTATTACACGATGAAGCAGGAGTTCAAGCTACTCGCGGGCATCATCCGTGACAACACCCCGGATCAGTATTCGTACGAGCCTGAAGTGGGCAGCCGCAAGGCCAAGAAGGCTGACTACGATGACGTGGATGTCATCCCGGTCTCGGACCCGAACGCGGCCACGATGTCGCAGAAGATCGTGCAGTACCAAGCCGTGCTGCAGCTCTCGCAGACCGCCCCGCAGATCTATGACTTGCCGCATCTTCACAGGCAGATGATCGAGACCCTTGGGGTCAAGAACGCCGACAAGATCATCCCGCTGCCCTCCGATGCCAAGCCACGTGACCCCATCACCGAGAACATGGACTTGATGACGGGCAAGCCTGCCAAGGCGTTCATGTATCAGGACCACGAGGCTCACATGCAAGTCCACATGTCGCTGATGCAGGACCCGAAGATCGCGGCGATGATCGGGCAGAGCCCGCAGGCTCAGCAGATGCAGGGTGTCATCCAAGCTCACATCATGGAGCACATGGCGTTCCAGTACCGCCGTGAGATCGAGAAGCAGCTTGGTGCGGCCCTTCCCCCGTTGCCGCAGGGTGACAACGACGAGTACGACCTGCCGCCTGAGTTTGAGGCCCAGCTCTCGCAGCTTGCTGCGGTGGCCGCAGCGCGTGTCTTGCAGAAGGATCAGGCCGAGGCGCAGGCTCAACAGGCGCAGCAGCAACAGCAGGATCCGCTTGTACAGATGCAGATGATGGACCTGCAGATCAAGCAGCTCATGGCGCAGACCAAGGCGCAGCAGGCTCAGATCGACGGCCAGATCCGTATGGCAGAACAGCAGCGCAAGACCCAGAAGGACATGGTGGACGCTGCCGCCAAGCTCGATGAACTTGAGCTTCGTAAGGCCGAAGCCTCTGGACGACAGCAACTTGAGGCGGCGCGTCTCGGCGTGGACATCCAGAAGGACAAGGCGGCCCTTGCGGCCAAGCAGCAGATTGAAGGTGTACGACTCGGGCTTGATATCGGCAAGGCGCGGGACGATGCGGACCTGCGCCGTAGAGGTACTGAAGAATGAGTTATTCCAACGCTCTGGAGTACTTGGACTCAAAACTCCAAGAGGAGCGCATGTTGATCGTAGACACCCTTATCCAAGGCAAATTGGACGAGGGTGAATACAAACGTCTTTGCGGAGTATTACAGGGTCTCGACCTCGCAAAGAACCACATAAAAGACCTTGCAAAACGCTTGGAGCGCGACAATGAGTAACATCAATGTAGAGAAGACACAGGAAGAAGCCGCCAAGGCCAAACTTCTGCCAGAACCCAAGGGCTTCCGAATCCTGTGTGCAGTGCCACACGTGGAGGAGGAGTTTGAGGGCGGCATCATCAAGGCGGATGACACCAAACGGGTCGAGGAGCAGACGACTGTTGTTCTGTTCGTCGTCAAGTTGGGTAACCTCGCCTATAAAGATGCCGAACGGTTCCCGACCGGTGCGTGGTGTAAGGAGGGGGATTTCGTGCTGACACGACCCTATTCCGGCACCCGCGTGGTCATCCACGGACGTGAGTTCCGCATCATCAACGACGACACGGTGGAAGCGGTGGTTGAAGACCCCCGTGGCATCCGTCGCGCATAAGGAGTTGTTTTTATGCAACAAGAAGAATTTAAGTTCCCTGATGAAATTGAGACCGAAAAGGTCCGAACTTCAGACGACATCGAGATCAAACTCGAAGATGATACACCCCCCGAGGACCGAGGCCGTAAGCCCCTGCCAAAGGACATCGTGGACGAACTGGACAAGGACGACCTTGAGGAGTACTCCGAAAAGGTCAAGAAGCGCCTTGGTCAGATGAAGAAGGTCTGGCACGACGAACGCCGTGCCAAGGAAGCCGTCGCCCGCGAGAAGGATGAAGCCCTCCGCTTTGCCCAGACCCAGTTTGAAGAGAACCGCCGCCTGAAGCAGCGGCTTGGGGTGGGTGAGAAGGCTTACATTCAAGAGGTCACCAAGGCCGCTGCCAACGAACTAGGTACCGCCAAGGAGAAGCTCAAGCAGGCTTATGACTCTGGTGACTCCGACAAGATTACCGACGCGCAGGAAGCCCTGACGGACGCCAAGCTCCGCCTTAAGGAGTACGAGCGCTTCCAGCCCTCTTTACAAGACGAACTAGAAAGAGTACAACCTAACCAACAGGTTACGACACCGCCACAGCCCGCCCCGGCTGCCGATCAAAAGGCAGAAAACTGGAAAGCAAGGAACTCGTGGTTCGGTGATGACGAGGAAATGACCGCCCTCGCACTCGGCCTGCATGAGAAGTTGGTCCGGTCTGGTGTCGATCCGCGTAGCGATGATTACTACCGACGAATTGACGAGACCATGAGGAAGCGCTTCCCAGAGTCCTTCGAGGGCGATGAGGAGACGACGACTCAAACGAGGGAGCCTGAGAAGCCCTCTCGCACAAAGCCAGCCAATGTAGTGGCTCCGGTAACGCGGGGAACCGCGCCGCGTCAGGTCCGCCTGACATCGTCTCAAGTTGCGCTAGCTAAGAAACTTGGCATTAGCAATGAACAGTACGCACGTGAAATCATGAAACTGGAGAACAGCAATGGTTGAGAACAGATTGGCTCGTGAACTCGAAAACCGAGAAGCAACGCAACGTAAAATGACGTGGACCCCGCCCCAGACGCTCCCTGAACCAGAGCCGCAGGATGGTTGGGTCTTTCGCTGGATCCGGACCAGTATTATGGGTCAAGCTGATCCCTCTAATACAGCCGCAAAATTTCGGGAAGGTTGGGAGCCTGTAAAGGCCGAAGATCAGCCCAAGATGATGATGCAGTCCGATCCGAATAGCCGATTTAAAGGCAACATCGAGATCGGCGGGTTGGTGCTCTGCAAGGCTCCGGCTGAACTGATGAAGCAGCGTGATGACCATTACGCCAAGCAAGCTCAGGCTCAGATCCAGTCTGTAGACAACAGCTTCATGAAGCTGAACGATGAGCGTATGCCGCTCTTTAGTGAGAAGCGTTCGACTACGTCGTTTGGTAAAGGCAAATAACTTTTTTTTGGAGTAATTAATGGCATATCCTACTGTTGACAAGCCGTATGGCTTGAAGCCGATCAATTTGATCGGTGGGCAGGTGTTTGCCGGGGCAACTCGCCAGCGTCGTATTGCGTCCAGTGCTTCGAGCATTGGCTACGGCGATCCGGTTCAGTTGACTTCGAGCGGCACTATTTCTGTTTCCACCTCGACGACGACGCCCCCGGACGCTGGCTTTGCCGGTGTGTTCTTGGGCTGCTCGTTCGTGTCCACTGTGACGGGTCAGCCGACCTTCTCGCAGGCTTGGATTTCGGGTACGGCGGTGAAGTCTGGTACGTACGTTACGGCGTATGTGGCTGATGATCCGAACACCCTGTTCAAGGCTGTGGGCGTATCGGCTTCGCTTGTGGTTTCGACCACGAG